CTAGAACGAGTTTGTTCTGCAACTCTAAACAGGGCGCGTTGTTGTTTAACCAACTCACCTGTTCTTCCTGTAACCAGAGCAATCTTATTAGACCACTCGGTCATCATATCTGAAGCAGAGGAAATAGCGTTAATACTAACAAAAGCACCAGCTGCCTTAGCAAGACCTGAAAGCGTTCTAGAAAAGCCTTCTACAGCTTTCGCTGTTTTACCAGAGGATTCTTCAATTTGTTCAATCTTCTGTGAGACTTGCGAAAGATCACTCGCAGTTTCTTTGGCATTGGTACTAAATGCAATTTCAATTGACATATTATTTCCTTTGCAATAAAAAGCCCTCCAAGTTACAAAACTCAGAGGGCATATCTATACACTAGATTCTATTATGGAACCATGAACAATTACGTCATTATTTTCCAAAATAGTTTGCTCAATAAAATGAGCAGGAGCTTGCTTGGAAGATCCACTATTAAGACGATCCATGTATTCGCAATCGGATACTATTTTAGAACCATCTTCAGAGAGCTTCCAAGAATCCCTAGCAGCACCAGTATCTATGGGTGTTGCATCCTTGAGAGATTCTACAAGACTAGCCTTTACAGCTGCCTCTTTAGTTTCTCTTGTTAGTGCTATTTGAGCTTTAATATTTGCGAGGGTAGCACCTACACCCTTAATTTTCAAACTTGAAGTCAAGTTTATCACCTCCTTTAGCTGAAAGAATTTTCTGGAAGAATGCTGAACCAGCAAATCCATGTACATCAAAGCCTTCTTTCTTAGGCGGATGATAAATAGCGTCAAGTGAAGGGAAGATCTTCCAAGGTTTAGCTTTAACACCTTGAGTTTGGAGGAATTTCATAGTACGATCATCTTCACGCCAGCCAATAGGGCGTCTTTTGAAGTATTCCATCCAAAGTAAGAACTCTTCGTATGTTATAGCATTACGTAACTCTTGAACGGTCTTCCCTAAGTGGAAAGCTAACTCGAAGACAGGAAGAGCCCTGTCCTCGAATATTACTTTGCACCCATACCTGAGAACTTCAGAACTTCATCAACAGCTTTGTTCAGAGTTTCCATTGGAATTGCACGGACTGTTTCATCTGGCAGTTCTGCAAAGCCGTCAATACCCAAACACAGAGTCTTAATAACAACATCATACTGCCGTTTAGGATCAACAGTAAGATTACCATCGTCGTCACGCTGATTGATTTCAGCATGCAGTGCCTGCAGTTCTTCAACTTCAGCCAATGTCAGCTTACGAATATCAACATCAGCACCATTGATTTTGATTTTCTTAGTCTGTGGTTTGGTAAAGATTTCAGCAAGATTCATTTCGATTTCCTTAAATTTTTCGAGTTATCTGTAAGAACTCGTTTCATTCCATGTAATACACTCAGGGTTTCTAATATTTCCTGAGATTTTTCGACATTATTTGCAAATTCCGAGATACGTGCAGTAGTTTTACGAATGCTTCGGTCAATTTGAGAGATCATATGCCTATTCGTAACATAAATCACGTATTCTCGTGTAAAGGGACGTTCTTCAGGCATTATTACTCCCTAGAATTAGGATCCAGAAGCACCTGCGACGGTAAATGCACCGTACATATCAGACTGAATAGCCAGAGTCAGAGTTGCCTGGTTAGCATCTGTCAGCTGTGGAGTAACCTGCAAAGCTTCGACTTTACCAATGAAGTACCATACAGAATTCTTAACAGTACCTAAGCCAGCAGAAGTAGATGCATATTTAGTTGCACCAGTACCAGTAGGTTCGGAATTCATCAGTGTAAAGCGGAAGACATACTGGTTACCATCACCAACCAATTTACCCAGAGTACCCAGACGATCCCAGTCAGAAGCAACAAAGTTCAGAGTCAGTTCCATAGAAGGTGCATCAGACTGCCCTTGAATCTGACGGGAAGTCTTAGAACCGTAGATAGGAACATTGACAATATTTGGTGGAGTACCAATTGCTGGGAATTCACGGATATTATCAATACGGATAAAGGTGCCATCAGCTGGAGTACCAGTTGCTGCAGGGATAGCAGTAGCAAACAGCGGGTCGAATTCGTCCTTGGTATCCAGAGCTGCCAGTTCAGTTTGAGTGAATGGAGTAGCTTTAACAGCAATGGACAGATCGGAATACAGACCAGCGCCAATAGAATCAATATGAGCCATAGTTTAAGCCTCAATAGAAAAATAGTTAAAAGGAGTCGTTAATGTACCTCTAAGCATAGCAGAGTCAGCGTCAGTGCGGATATTCGCTAACGTGCTTGAGAATGTTTGTACAACTTTCCCATTAGCTATAGGTACAGTTATTTTTGAAACATGTCTATCAATGATGTCAGATAAAATAGCCAAACGTCGAGGGCCTCTCCCGCCCTGAACAAAGATTTCGAACAGCAGCACTCCACTCACCGAGACCTTATTGGCTCCACGTGATGATGGGAGAACGTCCACAACAACGAATTCTTCGCCACTAGTATCAACACCATTAGGAAAGACTTGAACGGGAGGCTCTAAAGCCTTCCATTCTTCTGAATTAAATATGGAGAAAATTGCCATGTAAATTTCATCATACATTTACCACCTCTATTAATGAGACAAACTTATCATCTACTGTGACCTTGTCGATTTTATAAGTAACACCATCCAAGGTCATCGTATCATAGGAACGCATCGTACCGATAGGTTTGTTCCTAACCATGAGTGATAAACGTACTTTGTCACTACCTGGCAGCTTAGTTTCGTTTGTAACTACAATTTTAGCTTGTTTATTCTCAGTACTATAATCCAAGTCACCTGTTTCAAAGTTGAATTGCTTCTCCTTCTTTGACTCAAATACTGCCCATCTTGCTAAATTATTAATTTTATTAAAAACAAAGACCAGCTTATTCTGAATTAAGTTTCTGTAACCCATCAGTTATTTCTCCACCAAGTGGAATGACTACCCCCAGACAACAACATGCCACTCAACATCTTGCGAACAAACAAGGGGACTTTAGGAGGATCCGTGATTTGACTCAGCGAGATTGATCCGACCTGCAGACTAACCACTGAGCCTCCTGCGTCTAAAAGGCCATCATTGTTAAGCAAATGATATGCTAATTCACACGTGGCACGATCAAGCCTTGTTCGAGCGACTTGACTATCCATGCCCATGTAAGTGCCGAGCTTCTCGTCATAATACATGCCAGAACGTGGGAATGCTAGGGGCTGGGAATCACTTATGGCTGATCCAGGATAGGTAAGCTGATCAAGCATACTTGTAGCTGTGACCAGAGCTTTAGCCTTGTCCGCATCCGAGGCTTCATCCCATGCAGCTACATCGAGCCTATCCCCCATGTATGCTTCCGCTTCTTCCAGAGACACATAAGAGTTTACGTCTTTCTCTAGAGCCATAAGTTATTCTCCTATTAACTGTGGAACACTGGCAGAATACGTTTAGTCAGTGCAGAGCTAGTAACGCTCTTCCAAGTACCAGTGTAACCTGCTGGAGCAGCAACATTTGCAATAGTGTCAAATGTACCAGCGGAAGTGTTCTTAATCTTGCTGTAGTCTTCTACAGAAGCGAACTGCTTGCTGGAACCAATCCAGTCATAGCCAGCCGGTGCATAGACATAGCCCCAACGATACCAGATATTAGTAGTACCAGTACCCTTATGAGCACCTTCATTACGGTCGATACCAACAGGTTCTGGGATAGTCACATCAGCATAATTGATGGAACCTGGCAGCATGATGTAGGAGACCTTGGTACCTGCGATATTGACACCGTCACCAGCATTGATGTTGGTCAATTCAGTTGCAGACAGCTGTGCAGATGCACGAGTACGGATCAGACGGAACTTACCGTTAAAGATAGTGTCAAATTCGACATTACCTTCAGTGATACGATCCTGATCAACCAGATTAGCAGACCGCAGAGAAGCCATCATTTCTGGAGAAGTGACCAGATAAGCATATTCTGGTTCATAGTCTTTCCAAGCTTTACCAATAGCTTCCAGGAAAGCTTCAGCACGTTGTGCACCTTGATTAGCTGCAGATGCTGTGGAGATCATCTTGTTGGAACCAAGGTCAACATAAAAGCCATAATGAGCATTGTTAGGATCATTGTCGAAGGACTGACCACCCAGACCATTAGCACCAGCACCAACCAAAGCTTCACTGATAGCAATACCTTTCAGGATACCCATCAGAGAGGACATATGGTCTTTGGAGATAGCTTCAGCCAGATCACGACCCATCTTAGCCAGACGATCCTGCTGAGTAATGATGTTCTTGATGTTGATGTTCTTCATACCAACTGTACGAACAGTCTTGACATAGTTCAGCAGTTCATCTTCATAAGTAGAAGCATTACCTTCAGAAGCGTCGGTCAAGGATGCAACGTTAATATTTGCATCGATTGGTTTATGCCAACGGGCCTGGCCAACAAAACCTTCACCATCAGCATAGATTTCAGGATTTGGAGTAACAATCCCTGTGCCAGTGATATCTTTAGCCTGAGTATAGGCTTCATCAGTAAAAGCAGAAATAATTTCAGCTACGATGGAATCAGTAGCACCTGGGATATCTTTATAGTTAATCGCCATGTGTTATCTCTTTATTTTCTCAAAGTACCAGCTTTAGCTTTTGCAATCAACTCCTGAATAGAGTAGTCTTTAAGTGAAGCCTTAGCTGGCGGATTACTATTTTGTACAGGACTGGAGCCAGTGCCACTATTGGAAGCACCCTTCATAAGAAATGAATTTGCTGGGTCTTCTGTGAACATCTTAACAACAGTTTCAATATCGTTACCATTGAGATCGTACCAATCACCTTCCTCGTTTTTACGGAATTTAGACACGAGCTGATGAAAGGCCATTTCTCGGGCATTCTTGTTCAAGAATGTATATGAGTTAAGGGCTTCGTTCAAGGAATGATCGCGAGTCAATTCTTGATTACGTTTCTCATACCATTCGATCTTAGCATTACGGTCAGCAAGCTCTTTCTCCAAAGCTTCTTGTGCTTTTCCTTCTGCTTTGAGACGTTCAAGTTCAGCTTGACGAATCGTCTCTTTCAATTGTGCATTTTCCCGTTCAAGCTGTTTACGAGCTTCTTTACCTTCTTTCATGAGTTGCATCATCTCATCATACTTCTTGGTAAGCTCAGAAACATCTGGAGCAGGAGGGTTTGGAGCTGGATCGTCCTTTGGTGCAGGATTATTTGGAGCCGGAGCAGGTTCTGGTTCCCCTGCAGGAATAACTGGATCGTTTTCTTCAGCCATTTTTATTGTTCCCTTATATTTATATAAAATTTTATAATCAATATTGATAATAATCTTATCATTAATTCAACAGGTTTCATCCACCTATGCCGTACCATCCATAATCCCTGGAAAAATCTGAGGGTACAGGTTTAAGTATATCATCTACATAGAGTATGTCGGCTTCAGTAAGAGTTCTTCCACCGATTTTACTTCTGCCTGCCACAGGAATAAGCCCTTTATCGATAGCCTCATTGAGGTACTTATCATAAAGTTCTTTAGGTAGTCCTCTGGCACGCATCTCGTTTAGCGTCTCTAAAACTACATTACGAGATAAAGATTCCGCGTATAATTCACGAAGAGCTTGTTTACCTTTTGTCAAATCAGCAATATTTGTGAAAAACGCATCATGGATAGAAGATGTTTGAACATTGTGGTCTTTACCCCATAAATGAAATCTTTTTACTAGCGTTGCGTCATTAGAATGATTACCATTAACCGCGAAAGCCGTACGAGCCTTAGTCACATCAGAGTTATCAATAGGGTTAAAATCTTTGTTTAAAACTTGATCCCAAAAAGAAGCTTCATTCTTTTGATCGACCATTAATATATTCATATACTTCTGACCATCTACCTCATAGAATAAACGCTCCTCATAAGCCTGAGTAAAATACTGCTCTACAATTTTACCATCGAAGTTAACCCAAGGTACGTTATTCCAATGCTTAGGTACATCTTTCTGACGGAAAGAGCCAAAGAACTTAAACTCGCCTATAACCTTATCTAAAGGCCAAGGCATCTTCACTATTGTCTTAGGTACTTTGTAGCCTGTTTTACGATATGGATTAATTTTAACACCTTGAGTTATCGTAATAGGCTCTAAGAAATCATACTGTCTAGCGACTCTATCAAGTAGCCCATTAGGTACATTCGCAAACTTACCTTTCTTATATTGATCCAAAAGGCCTTTACGTACACCGAATACAATTTCCTTAATTAAATCCTGAGTAGAAAAAGCACGTTGTCGTGGATCAGCATTAAGCAAGTAATCTTCTGCAAGTCTACCAAAGAATCTCGTGAAATCTTTCAAAATTGGAACTTGATCGCCCAAATGCTCACTCATGATTTTAGCAATATCACTAAAATCTTTAGGTGTAACAACCGCACCATAACGTTTACTAAGTTTCTCCACAATCTGTCGAGTTTCGGGATCTAAGAACCATAATTCTTCAATTAAATCATCTGTGACAGGCTTACCATGATTAAATATGTCACGTACAACTTTACGAAGATCCATAAGCTCATCATACAAAAGAGGGTCGGATTTTTGGTAGCGTGCAGCTTGTGCAGATATCTGATCAAGAACCTTGTCTCGCTCTCCTGCAGTAACAACAAGCATATCGTTCTTTTTATCAAGAACTTTTGATAATTTACCTTCAACGTTCATAGCGCCAGTCCTTTCACCAGCACCATAAAATGTTACCATGTTTTGGGCTTTTGCTGCTTTTCTGAGGTCTTTTTCCGAGAGTCCCAATTTAAGATTGATTTCTTTGAATCTGGGGTCATTATAAGTAAGTGCAGCAATCTCGTCATAAAGGCGCTTCTTTTGTGTAGTTGGGACAACGTTAGATAATTCTGCGAGCTGTTTATTCCGAGTAGTGAGAGCAATAATCTGCGCACCGCTCGAGGAAGCATCTTGCTCAAGAGCCAAGGCAGTACGGTATTCAGAAAGCGAGTTAATCGCTGCTTTACTGTAATTCGAGAAACCTTTAGATTTGAGCCAATTATCGATTTTCGCTGATTCAAGCGCGAATCTATAGAATTTTCCGAGGTCTTCACCATCAATACCCTCCACAACTTTATCTTCCAGAATTGCTCGGATATCACTAGGTTTACCGCGAAGCATATGATTACCAATACGGACAAGGTCTTTACGCCAGTAAGCTTCAATTTCTCTACGTCCAGAGAAACTTAAACCATTAAATTTATGTTCGAATCTATCGTCAAGTCCACCTAAGAAAGAACCAACCTGGTCTCTAAAGTTATTATAACCATCAACTCCAAGCGCTTGTGCTTTTTCTGTATTTAAGAAAGGTCGGAAGCTTTCACCTGCCTGTGGCCCTATAAAGCCTCTTTCATAAAATCTAGCACGGTGATCAATAAAGGTATTATTGCTGAAAGCAGCATCTTTATCAGTCAACCATTCCATTGCTTTAAAACGCTCATATGTATCTCCACGAGCCATCATATAATTACGATACTCATTGAGTTTATCATATTTAGCGGCATTACCACGATCGTCTTTAAATTCAAGCAACTTACGAATAAAACTATGGAAGTCTTTATCAATTTTATATTTACTTGAGCCCATCCAATTCATAGCTTCCGCAAGATCACCATCTACAAACTCAGGTGGGAAATCTGAAAAAGAGGCAGTAGAGGTAATTGGTATACCAGTATCATACCAACCTTTGGCACCTTCATCTAAAAAGTAAGTTTTATAGCCTGGACGGGTATAAAGTCTATTTTTAGGATCTACAACTGGAATACGCATTCCAACATCGATCTCACGTAAGGCTTTCTGGTATTTTACAATACGAGGATCTGTGACTCTAATATTATATGAAATAGTGTCATAATAGGGACCAAAATATTTACCTGTCATACGACTACGTAAACGCCTCTTCTGAACACCATAGGTCTCAAGTTCATAGAGCTTTTTAACACGATCACTTTCAAGAATAGCCTTTCCAACCTTGTACCAGGCATCTTTATTGCCATTAAGATTGCCCATGTTATAAAGATCCCTGCCTAACTGTAAAGCAAGTTGATCTCTATCTGGCATTTCTGAAGCAGCTAACCTTCGTACAAGCCTTTCATAAAACTTCCTCAAGTCCGTATTCTCAAGTCTTACCTTTAAAACAGGAGGGAGTTCTGTCCTTAATATACCTTTCCAATAAAGAGGTCTAGCGATGCCTTTAATAGAATTGGGATCAGCAATTACATCTGAAAACATTTCTTTAATTACTTCGGAAGTAATTGTATTGTTCTCAAAACGATTCTTAAATTTAATATTATCTACAAATCTAGCAGAAACATCATCAAGTGTCGTATTACCTAATACAGGATCTATAAATAGATCTTGCTGTAACTTTTTGATAGGATCTTTACCTGCACGAGCAGCTGCTTCAAGCGATTCAGACACATTCATCACATCATATTTCATCTGTGATGTGCTGACTGCTTTGAAATTTTCCCAGACTTGACCTTTCTCACGGTACCTAGCAAAAAGATTACGGAGATTCTCCTGAACAGCTGTTCTTTCATTTATAGACATGTCCCTATCAAGTCCCTCTACAAACTTAAGAATAAAATCCTTATCTCGCTGTTTTAACTTCTCACTTTCAAGAACTTTTCGAGTAGAATTTTCTAAAAGTTTAGGAGCAGGCTGATACAAACGTGAATCCTCGTAACGTCCCGTGATAGGGTTAAAAATAAGCTGTTTCTCAGTCGGCAACTGTGTCAGAGTCGCCCGTCTGGTGTTCCTTTTATGAGTCAGGGAGATACCTCTATAATTGGTCAGTGACAACGTCCCGTCCAATTCTCCACTCTGTAGCAGGTAGTACTCACGAAGCGTCTTCTGCATTTCAGGATCGCTCAAAATGTCATCAGGTGTGGCCGCTCCGATGCGCATGGCATCCAGCTTCTCCTTAGCTAAAGCGAACCGCTGTGTGTCACCTGACAACACCTCGGAGGACTCCTGGGCCATTTTTGAGATAGACATTGTGCGCTTGTCACTCGCCAAAACCTGTTTGGCACTTAACTGCCCCTGATTGAAAATTTTAACAGCACGATCAGAACCTAAATGCCTTTTCTGGATAGCATAAGGTTGTGTGAGAAGCCATTCATCATAGCTTTCCCGCATATCTGCTTCGCCATCAAATTTCTTAACAAGGTCAGATTCAGCTACATCTGTAAGATTTCGTTTACGGATACTTAGAACTGCATCGGATTTGTTTAAATCAGACCATGACTTTACTACAGGTACAGAGGTAGATCTACAATTGTAATGAGCAGGTGGTAAATGCTCGAAATCATCAATATCATAAATACGACCATTTCTATGTGCGCAGATTTCTGTAGTATGACTATCCATAATAGCTACATACTGCCAGCCCTTAAGAATCTTCTTATTGGCCTTATAAACAGCCTGATCAGCTTGATTTGAAACAGAAGTAATCGCAGTAGTAACAATAGCCTTAGATTGAGCTCTAGAAATATTTAGGGCATTACCTTTACGAATAGCTAAAGCAATATCTGCTTCAGTCATCCCATCGGCAATGCCCTTTCTAATTATCGTCTCAATCCGTTTACGTTCACCTACGCTGATACCTGACCAACTTGATGCAAGTGTCGCTTCTTTGTAAATAGGTCGTTTAAGAACAATATCTTCGGAGACTCTCCTTGTAGGCTTATTAATCTTAAGAAAATCACCACAAGTAGTTTCTAAAGATTGGTATGCGTAACTTACAGAGTTACCTACTAAATCAAGTAAGCTTCTTTTAGCTGTATTATGGACCTTTTTATAAGTTTTGAGGATTTCTTTATCGACTTTTTCCATAAAGTCATCAAAACTTTTATTTGAAAGCTTACTTTCCTTGATCATTTCATCAAGTTTTAACTCATGTCCTTGAATTACAACACTCACAGACTCTTGCAACTTATTCTCATACATCTTTTTCATATGTGTACGAGAAAGTTGATTATCAAAAAGAGAAGTGTTTACGGATTTCATATTTAATCACCTTACTCTTTAGGTGTAATGCCCTCTTCATCTACACCAGGTGTACCACCCTCATCACCAGCCATCATAGCAGCTAATGTAGAAGGATCCTGCATCATTTGCATTGCTAACATCTGATCAGCTGCAATTTCCATACGACCTACATTATCATCATAGCCAGCAGGTAACATATCATTAGCTTTAAGTGTATTAAGCCATGCCGAACGTGGAATAAGATACTGCTGATACCATTCTGTAGCCATGCGTACCCATTCAGCACCAAGAGGACTTACATTAAAGTCATCAGACATTGTAAATGTAACATCTGAAGCTTGGAATTCTTGACCATATCTCCAGTTAATCATAAATGCGATAACACTACGCATAGTGCTGGAAATACGATTGTTCATAGAACCAAGCTGAGCCGTTTGTGATGCATTACGAAGTGTTAATGCGACACCTGATTGTGCTGTTTCTGGTGAAAGCATTCGTACACCAAGCTTCGCCATTTCTTCAATAGCGGCAGAAATCGCCCTGTCCATATCTGCTAAGGCTTCAGTAGGTGTCTTAAGGATTTCAATTGTTGCACCATCTGGCACTCGCAACCACGAACCTAGCCCAGCATTAGCAATTTCTTCAAGAACCTCTTCAGTAATACCATTACCAGACACGTAAGGTGTATAGGTTGATGCCCCATAAAGCAGATGATTACGGCGAGAAATCTTGTTATAAAGATGAATTTCCTTAGATACTAGAGTATTTAAAAGAGGTGCTTCAGGCTCAATACAACCATTTACAGGCCATATAGGGATGAACCGTAAGCGTTCACCATTCATTAAGATATTCTCATTAACTTCAATAAGTTCAAATGTTTGACGATCACGCTTATAATTAATCAGTTGTTGCCCAGAAGATACAGGCAGAGTAGCTGTTTGTGACTTAGCTGCCCATTTTTCAGTATAGTAATAGCCTTGTTCATCTAATGCATGTACAGTAACAACCTCCACAATACGTGGATGGAAACGATACTGACTATTATCATAAACTTCCTGATAGCCTCGTTCAATCAACATTTCAAGCTGATTCTTAGCCATCGAATTTTGACCAACATGCCAGTTAATAACAGATTCAGCCTTAAGAACTACAGGATAAGGTTTAATGCGATCAGAATCTGCCTTACTAAGTAATTCAGGATGTTCAATGGCAGGATAATCTACTTTAATCCAAGTACGATTGGTCTGAATTTCTTCCCATAAGAGATTATCAAGAAAACTCAAAAGAGTATTATCATCTTGTCCAAATTCATCAAGAATCCAATCAGTTACCTCTGGAGGAGTACCTTCTGGAAGCTTCAATGTAGGTTCTTTGCGTAATAAAGCACCCACAAGCATTCTAGCAAATTGTGCTGTAATGCCTGGAAGTTCAGCCTCAGATTTAAAGAAATTATACTGAGTCTGATCCATCGAAGCTGAAAAAGGTAGGAGTAAATTTGAAAAAGTTCTAGTGTCACAGAACGAATCATAATCCTTGACAGCCTGCTCACCATTACAAATCACCCTATTCTTTGTCCAGAGAGGCTTAAGTGAATTGTAGACTGCACAAGGATCAGAAACATCCTTATATGCAGTCTGAGCTGCATTTTCAATCATTTGACTCTTTCATTAAATTCTTTAATTGTGCCTACAAATACTTCACCTGTAAGTGAGCTGCGTGCCTCAATTTGACCATTACCTAAGGGGCTGATCATATAATTACTTACATTGCTATCTCGAAATTTAAGAACAGGCTTAGCTACATCCCGTACCATCTTCTTTGGCATAGGGATCACAGGCTCTACAGGTTTTTCAGTTTTTTCAACAGGTGGTGCAGGCATTTTATTGTCTTCCATATTTACTCCATATATTTAAAAGTTCATTATGTGCCTTAGCACATCTACCATATTCATTAAGCAGAAGAAGATGAGACTCTAATATAGCCTCATAAGAATCTTCTACAGGAGGTGTGACAACAGGACAAGGCCTACTGAGTTCCTGACCCAGCGATGGCAGAGTTGGTGTCACTATAAGCTCTTTGGAGGAGCTGCAGCCTTGCAGCGCCAGGCTTACAAGTAGCAGCAGGCTGAGTTTTAACTTCATCTATAGCCCTCTCTATTTTAGTAGTAAGGACTGCCCCAGCTACTTCAGCTTTACGTTCTGAATCGCTAGCAGATACAGCTAACTCTTGCTGAGCTTCCTTTTGTTTTATTTCAATATCTTTTATCTGGGCTTCACAAGCACTCTCAGCTGCATTACGCCCCCAGTAATAAGCGCAAGCAGCTACTATGATCAATACAGCAATATCAACGAGAATCTTGATTATCTGTCGTTGATCCATCATAATGCTCCTCTACCACAATCTTTAAGCGTCTCTGGATGATAGTTTCTAGAAAGAGTAAACCCCTATTCCCCATATGTCCAGCGACGGCTACACAGGCTGCAGTAATCAGTTGAGAAAAATTGGCCCATTCACATATGAAGAAGACAACAGTACCTGTAAACATTGCAACGACAATCTCTTGAAGAAGTCTAAGAGTCTTGTATCGTGTAATTTTACGTCGACCTAACTTGTCTAAGTATGAAATAAGACCGCCAGTAGCAGCTAAAGTCATTACCCAAAGATATGTTGTAAATGAATAAAATTCAGGAGACTTCATATCTTCAGCGAGACATATAGCTGGTATTCCCAACAAAGTTAATAGTAATAATCCAATCATGGTACTTTCAAGCTAATACGCTAGTTTCCATGACTTCTTTTAATTCTTCTAATGTGGTACAATTATTAATTCTCTCAATTTGCTTTTGTCGTAAACCCATATAACGTCCAGAAATTTCAGAATAGGTTTCAGAATGTCTTATAACCTTTTCAACCAAAACTTCAATAGTAATACCACGACCGAGAGATATGCTATTTAAAAGTGGAGGTACATATGATGAGTCCTCCAGATACTGTCTTGCTTCTGCAATTTGTTGAGGAAATGAAGAAATTTCTAATTCAGGGTAATCCCCTATCGCTTCTTTCATTCGAGATTCACACAATGTATTAACTGTATTTAATGCACGTAATTTATAAGCTTCAAAATCTTCTTCAACATTTACTACCCGAATTTCGGTATCAGATTCAAAAACATGAAGATTTGGATATTTAAAGATCATGTTTTGAATACCCCGCATAATTGTATCAGTAACAGGCTTTTCATAAATTAAAGGAAAATCATACATACCAAACTCCTGTTATAAATGTATATGTGAGTTTCGCCACAGCTGCTGTGACTCCGATACCGAAACCTATAAATAAAAACAGAAACAAGCTAAATAATAATGCTTTCATATTGTACTATTTTTGCATACATATCTTGTATTCAGCTTCTCTACGGCGTACTAATCCTTTGAGAACTTTACCTCCAGCACGATTCCATGAGAGCATTGCTTTACAAGAGCCTGGCTTATCGCCTGCATTTGCCTTTCGGCTTACAGTGCTTTGTTTACCAGAACGAAGTGTACAGAAGCCATCCTTAACACCTTTCTTCCCGCCTCCTATATTAAAGGCGAGAGAGATAAAGGCGGCCCTTTGATATACATCAATCTTGTCAGGATTTACACAACTCATAACGACTTTATCAGCCTTCTCTAAATCACCATTAAGCCATTCTTTACGCTGTGCTTCTGTGTAGTATTTCCCAACAATAACATCAGGGCCAGTATGACCGACACCTGCTGTGGGAATGCCTATGGGATCTTTATAACCCTTCGGCACATCCCCCTCAAAATGAACTACAGTAGCAGTGATAATAGCAATTGCCACGGCCGCTACTGAACCGTATTTATATTTGTTATTATCCATAAGCTACTTCCATAAATAATGATAAATTGTATAAACACCAGAAAGTATACCCGCTGCCCATGCTATCGTATATCCTGCATATTTACAGAATTTTATAAAGCCAACGATTGTATGGTATGCTTCCTCAAGCTTACTAAATCTATCTTCAAGTGATTTGATTTGCTCTGCCTGTTGCCCATCCATGCGATATAAAGACTTGATTGATTCATGAAGGGCAGCAAACTTTGCCTTTACATCGTCTTCCATTTTATTATCCAATTAACCAAAAAGACCTTTAGCTTTATATTTAGCACCCCTTGGCTTATAATTAGTATCACGCCAACCTAATTTAGGTGAATATGTACCAGTCTTCTTGTTAAATTTAACAGGAACTATCTGATTAAACAGATAGCCTTTACCATGATTTATTGATTCGAGCATAGAAGCTGAACCTGCTGGTGTTTGCATACGAGCTAAGTGCTGTTTAGAGCTTTCTACACCAAAAGTTCCATCATTATTGCGCTTACGTTTAGCAGCTATACTCTTACGTTTTGAGGTTGATAATCTTGGAACCATCATTTACTTCTTTTTCTAGACTTCCATTTATTGTAACCTACCATAGCCCCAGTAGTCGCTACCGAGCCTACAAAACCGCCAAGAGTATTACCTACAGCTGCTGCTGTTTTCTGCTTACCACTCAGAGTATTACCAGTTTTCTTATTTATATAATGTGAAGCAAGCCCACCAGCAATACCTGAAGCTGCACCAATAGCTGCACCAGCAAGTCCGCCACCAGCCATACCGCCGAGAGCACCTGCAGCGCCCATTCTAGCAGCCGTTTTCAATGACTGGGATGCACCATAGGCAGATGCTAAGCTCAAAGCACCCCCACCAATTCCAACCACAGGTATTGGGGATGCCCCTAGAGAAGAACCAACCATTTGTCCTACGTGTTGCCAAGCCATCTTTTTAGCAACTTGATGTGTAGCATAAGCAGCACCAGCTGCCCCACCTTGTATCATGCCTAAAGCACCGTGAAATTTAGCGGCCATCTTTGCATGCCTACCGACAGTAGCACCAGCCCCTGCAAAAGTACCATCACTGTTACGTTTACGTTTACTTGCTATTTCTTTACGTTGAGCAGTACTCAACCTTGGAGGACGACCAAACATATAAACTCCTTAATAATGCCAACCCTTAATCCAGCGATTTTTCATAGCAGTTGTAACATTATAGGCACTGGCTGGACCAGAACCTAGCCAAGCACCTATCTTCTTACTTCTACGTTCCTGTTTCGGGGTAAATTTCGTTTCTGTATCCCAACGTTCCCATGCATGACTTACACCAGCACCTGCTCCAGCTTTTAATCCAGATACAGCACCTTTAGCAAAACCAGCTGTACCTAATGCTGCACCCATAGCAGCTGCTAATGCGATATTACCTGACATATAACCTAGTGTAGCACCTATACCTACGCCTGCTAATCCTAAAGCAGTACCTCGTACTTTAGCTGCGTATTTGGCATGATCTTTCACAACACCTACTGAACTACGATCTGAGAATGTTCCATCGGGATTTCTTTTACGCTTACTAGCTATCTCCCGCCTTTGCATTCTAGATAGCCTTGGTGGTTGATTTGCCATAAGCTTCTCCTAATTCTATTTTACTTATTTCATGAGAGGATTTCTATTACAGGCACTTTCAGTGAACATTTTACGTTCTTTATACTCTGCTTGCTTACCTGTATTAAAATTCTCTACACAACGATGGTATCCCATCACCAATAAATATTCCACACGTTTCGTGACTTCGTGCGCGGGATTATACCCAGCTGCATGTCGCCATGCAGATTAGACTATATCATCTAAGTGTGCCGTTTCGAGCCACTTGGCCCTACGTCTTTCGACTAGTCGTTAGAGACAGTTTTAGAGAATTCACTCCTCAACCTTCCTACGGTATTATCTCAGGGAGACGTCCACCGTTTAGACACATTTTAAACGCGCAATTGGGACTCACGCGTCCAGATCTCACATTTCTGACGCTCTGAGCTATGCTCTTTCAAAAACTCTTGTTTATCCATATGTAAAATCTGCATTTTTAAGGCTACCCTGAAAAGAGTAGCCTATTACATTATGGCATCTTCGATGTAGGCGATGGTAAAGCCTCATTCGCTTTTATACGGGGCTTATTATTATTGCTTACAGAAGATTCCAGAAATTTCAAAGCATCACTACGCCACTCATCCAGGAACTTAGTGAGCTTTGGGTTAAGGACGGGCATTGCCATGGCCCATTCCATAATAATCTTTGTTACACCATCATACTTGGCTCGCAGATATTTTTCACCTTCATGCCCACGCTGTAGTAATCTTGTATCAATATCAGCTTGTTCATCTGAACGTTGTTCTGCAAGTTTAGCTTCAAGTTGCGCTATGCGGTCTTCTAATGCCTTAGTACGTTGTTGATCTGGAGTCATAAAAGGATTCGGTGGAGGAATAAACCCACCAACAGTACCAGTGACATTAGGAAAAGTATTGTTATTGAATGTAGTCATAATAGCGAACACCCTGAGTTGCCCCAGGGTGTCTCCTTAAATATTAGGCACCAGTACCGATTTTACCTTCGATAGTCTTCAGTTCATATGCCTGAGCATTAATCTGATTCTGAAGCTGTGTACTAATAGCAGTCAGCTGAGCCATGATAGCTGCATCACCGGAATTAATGGTGTTCTGCAGAGAAGCTGTTTGAGCTGCATCCCGCAGCTGTTCATTCTGCTGAGTCAGATTCCTAATCTGGGCTTCAAAGGACTGTTCACGGATCAATGCACGAGTCATATCACCCTGACGTTCCATTGTTACACCCAGCTGGAACTGACCTTGCTGCAGAGTATTAGTCTGTTCACAGATAGCTAACCGATTTTCACAGCAAGCACGCTGTACAGCATTCATAATACCACAGTCACCAGACTGGATTGCATTGATGACCTGCTGAGTATTCATACCCATCTGGCCTGCAACCTGAGTGATGCTGGTATTAATTGCATTCAGACCGTTCTGAACAGTAGCTGCAGTAGTTCCAAAGGCAGTAGCCAGGCGATCGAAATCACGCTGACTTGTAGCTGAGCTATTATTGATTGCATTCATAAGCAGATTGGTTGTTTCAGCGGAGTTGGCTGCACCCATAGCTGCTACAGCTGCACCATTCCCATATCCATTGTTACCCCAGCCATTACCAAAGTAACCATTACCACCAAACATTGCCAGCAGAATCAGATACATAAAAGGATTATTCATCCAGTTATTGTTCATGGCCCACAATGCGGCATCACCGCCGTAGCCATAACCACGATTACCTGCATTCATGCCGACCAGATAGGGAAGTGCGCTGTCCATATTGCCTCCTTTGTTACCATACCTAAGAACATCAACATCTTTGTCGATATCATCGACTTTCTTCCAGATGCTTTTCAACATTTCGTGAGAAGAAGTATTTCCATTCTCTTCAGCCATGTTGTTCTCCTTAAAAATACTCTCGGAGAAGCGATCGGTAGAAGTCAGAGTATAGTAAACTTCGGAAGGCATATAACCAACCCAAATAACCAATCTAAGGCATTTGCCC